GCATACCTGGTAAGTTAGCAGAATCGTAAGAATTTGCAGCACCATTAGCGTTAGCGTTTAATTCACCTTCTACCATTGCCATTTCTAAGTAATCTTCGAATCTTAATCTAGTTTCAGATTCAGCTTTTAAATACCAAAGGTATCCAGAAGCCCCATCTTCAGTAGCAACTTCTACCCAACCAATCTGTGCCATATCAGATCCAGTAACAACGTACTGATCTCTTATGATTACTGGTGAGTTAGAAAACTGTGTGAATGAAGGATCAACGCTTACTCTAGCGTTTGAATTACCTACAGCACCAGCAACTAAGCTACTTCCTTTAGTATAATCTGAACCATAAACAAACATTTTAATTGTTGCAGAACCAATACTGATTCCTTGTAAATCAAATGTTGTGTTAGCAAATGGCATAACTGTTACGTTACCAGCAGCTCTTGCTGTAACAATACCTTTTGCTTCTACACCATTAGGGTCTAAAAGTACAACAGTATCGTTAATAGATATAACGTTAGTTACACCTGCGCCAACTGGAATTGTAACAACTGATGCTAAAGCCGCACCAGCTCCTCCTCCTGCAGCTACGCTACAGTTGTCATAGGATATATGTAATCTATTTTGTTCAGACCAGATTACTTGATCTGAGGTCATTGGCATTTCTGCACCAACCATTCTCAAAAAGCCAGATAACGTTCTGTTTCCATAACGCTCTACTTCTTGTTCGTAAATTTCTGGTAAGTATTGTTGCGCAAAGTTTCCGCCCGCCGCGCCATCAAATACTAAATAGTTTGAAGGACTTGGAGTTTGGATAGGACTTGGAATAATACTACCAAATTGTGGAGATAAACTCATAATTTTAAATTTTTAATTAGTTAAATTTTCTTGTTTTAATTTTCAATTTAGAAGAATCAGCTCCAGAAATAGATTTAACTTTAAATCCGTTCACAAAAACTTCACCTTGTTGGGTTCTAGCTTTTGTTGGTGATAAATTTTTAGACTTATTCACCACGTCTTTAACTGCATCTGCTTTTCCTTGCTCATAAAAATGAGACGCGATTCTATCTACATTTTCAGCCGCATAAATTGCTTTATGATAACCAGCCGCATCAGTAACATTACCTTCACTGTCTAAGAACTTCTTGACTAAATTGTTAATGTTGGATTGGTTTTCAGCAACTTGATCTACATCCTTTATATTGTACTTATATTTTTTATCTCCCACCGATATATCGAAACCTTCGAAATTTTCATTGAAAAGTTGTTTTGTATTTTCCTGGAATGCTTGATGTTGTTGCTCAGCTATTTCTTGCTGCTTATTGTATCGATTGAAAAAGTCCATAGCTTTTTGTTGATCCTGAGTTACGCCGGTTCTCAACTTGATTTCGTCGTAATATTTATTCTTAGTTTCTTCTAAAAAGTTTTTAGCTTTTGCAATCTCCTCTTTTTTAGCGAGTTTTTTCTTTTTGACGTCACGCTCTTCGTCAATTTCTGTATCGAAATCGAATTTATCTTCCATGATAAAGTCTATTTCTTCAGCATCTAAATGTGGTTTAGTCTGCTTATAATATTCTTTTAGTAAAGTAGTGTCATCTACATTAGTGTAATCAGCATTTAATCTAGTGTAGTCTTCTATTGTTCCACCAGTTTCTTCCATAAAATTAACTAATTTTTCGATGTTCTCAGGTAATTGTTTACCTAATACTTTTTGATCTCTAACAGCTTCTTTTACTTCTGCTTCTACTTTTTTAACCTCTTCAGTTACTTCTTTGATCGGAGAAAACCCTTCAGTAGTCTCGTTGGACTCTTGTACAGGTTCTCCCACCTCTGCGCTATCTCCGGATGGTTTTTCCAGAGGTATCTCCTTTGTTTCTCCGATTTGAATGGCATTATCTTCTTCTTTAAGTGCTTCCTTAGGTATTGTAACCTTAGTAACATCGTTAGGTATTTCTATTAATGGTTCCTTAAAATTAACTTTTTTAACCTCTTGTTTAACATCACCTAATTGTTTAGGTTTTTTAGGTTTTGATTTTACTTTAAAGTCACCTTCCTGTTTAACAGGTTCATTTGTTTTTAATTCTGACATAATATAATATAATTAAATAATTAATAAATTAAACGCCTAGCATTGAGCCAGTAACGTCTTTTTGTTCAAAGTCTATAGGTTGTAAATCATTTTTCCTTTGATCTATCATTTTACTTTGTTGCGTACCTTCCATTTTTATACGCTTATCTTTACGATCTTCTATTCTTGATTCTTTATCTTGCATTGCCTGCATATCCATTTGCTTCAATTGCATATCATACTGAAATTGAGCTTGCATTTTCTCTTGCTCTAACTGCGCTGCAGTTTGCATACGTTGTATTTCCATTTGAGATCTAGCCTGTTCATATTGAACTTTAGATCCAGAAATAGCTTCTTGTTTTTGAACTTCAGCTAATCCTATTTTTTCTGCAGCTTCTGCTTGAGCTTCAGATTGAGCTTTGGCTTGAGCCATAGCGTTTTGTTGATCTTGTTTTCCTTTTACTTTACGTTTTACTTTAAGTAATTGATTAGCTAATTTAAGGTTTTTAATTTGCCTTAAATCAATAGCGTCTTCTAAATTAATATCCCCTTGTTGTAGAGCCATTTGTATATTTTGCTCTAGCTGAGCTTGTTGCTCTTCATCTGGTTCTAATTCTAAATAAATACCAAAGTCATGTAAATTTAAATTACTTATTTGAGCTAAGGTGTTTACATTATAGTTTGATATGTTATTCATTAAAGACTCTGCGGTAAGTGGAAACTCTAATGCATCTGCTATTTTTAATGCTATATTTTCTGCTATCCTTAATGTAACATATAAACTAGCTTGTTTAATGTGTCTAGTAGCTACGTTAGAAGCGTTAGCTGCCATTTTTTGTAATCCAACTAGTGTTTGTTTATCAGGTGTGCTACCATCTCTAGCTTCATTTAACCCGGTCACATCTCTTATCATTTGTAAATAATACTGATAAGTGCTAATTAAACTTTGTATTTTACCTTGACCAGAGCTAGCTGTTAATTCTTGAATAGGAACTTTACCTGGATTCATATCACCATCTTGAGTTAGTGATCTACCTACTATACTACCAGTTTGGAAATACATATTTAATGCTTCTGCTGGGTTATAATTAGTTCCATTACCTAAATCTACTTCAGCAAGGCCATCCATATCCAAATATACACCATCTGGAACCATCTTTGACATTACTTGCTGTAATTTTAAATGTGTTAATTGAATCATATCAGCAAATCCTATACATTTACTTACCAATGATTCTATTCTACCTTTATAAATACGAGGTGCGCAAATAGCATAATTCATTTCTACTTTAGTAGTATCAGACATAGGTCTAGACATGTTTTGGGCAAGTTCCCATTTCAACATAGTATCTGTTCCTAATACTTTAGCACCACTATATAAAACCTCTATACTTCTACTAACTCTTTCATATCCATCATTAGGTGGTGGGTTGAATTGATCAGTTTTTTCTAAAGCTTTTTGCAATCCTTGTTCTGTTTGTTTTATTTTAAAAACTTGATTATGGTAAGTTTTATAATCAAAGTACATTACTTGAACCGTGTTTTCATCATAACCACCCCAACCTGTTATATAGTTTCTATTTCCAGGCATTTTTTGTATTCTTTCTAATTCTTCATTAGATATATCAGGAAATTCTTTTTTAAGTTCAGGTATTGTAATAGACTTTATTTCTCCAACATAATATATATCTTCAAAATTAGGATCTTCTGTATATGAATAAACCATATAAGCTGGATCTACATAATCAACTGTTATACCTTCAGCTGTATTAAAGTTTGTTTTACAAGCTGCGATTCCACAAACAGTTAAATCCATGTTTAATCTGCGTTTTGTTAAGTCATATTTGTTATGATCCATAACAGAAGATATAGCTTCTTCTTCAGCTATTTCTATACTTTGCTTATACGACAACTGCATGTGAAGTTCAAGTTCTTCTGGAGTTTCTGGTAATACCTCAGGATTTTTACTTTGATATAAATTAATTCCTAATGATTGTTTTAATGAATCAAGATATTCTCTAGCCAACATATCTTCTTGTATTTTAGCAGCGTATTCAGTTCTTTTCTTTACTGAAGAAGGATCTTGAGCGTAAGCTTTAATATCATATGTTTTAGCAGATATACCATTAACAACAATGTCTACAAATTTAGATAATATAGGGACTGGTTTCCAGTCTAAATTAAGATAAGACAAATCACCATTAATAGATAATTCATCTTTGTATTTTTGTATACTTTGTTCTCCACGAGCATACAGTCTTAATTGATGAAATTGATTCCAATTAGTTAAATACCTATTTCCATTAGTTCTACCAGTTTTAAACCACTCGTATTCAATAGCCATAGCAACTTGACTCCCATATTCAATACTTGCTTTTTCAGCATCACTCACTACTTGACTAGGGAAAGCACTATTGGTATTAGTATATATATTCATTAATTTATAATTTTTGATAAAGTTCCTTTATTGTTGTATTTTTTTATACCCAAATCAACAGCTTTTAATTCTCTCTTGTTAACAGGTGAATACCTGTGTTTGTTACAAGCCATTAAAGCTAAACCTGAACTAATTGAAGCATCATGAGTTGTCCTGTTATTTATATTAAATTTAGACCAATCCTCTAATGTTCTTTGAAAATACATGTCTCCATAACCTGTTTCTTTTAATCCTATAAAATGTTCTATATAGGTTTCAATTGCAGATGCGTGAGCTTGTTTAATGTCTTCGCTTGAATTAGGTATACCACCTATTTCTTTTTCTGTAACAGATAACTTATTTCTTTTTTTATCTGGTCTGTTCATAGCAAAACCTCTATAACCCCTACGTTTAAAATAATAAAGTAATCTTGGTTTGTTGTTTTCTGCTAGTATTGGCATGCCATAAAATACACAAGCCATAAGTACATCTTCAAAAAATATCTCGGCAGTTTGTGGACGCGCTATGTATTCTAAGAAAAAATGATTAGGTGGAACTTCTTCCATGCTAAATTTTGTTAAACCGTGTAGAGATCCGTTAGATCCTCTTTTATCTACTGTTCCTGATATATCATATGGGTCACATCCAAAAGCACCGCAATGCTCATTACCAGGATAATTAATTCCATTTTTTAAATATCTTTTGTTTTGAAGTTGTGCAGGTGGAACCCAAGTTACTAAAAATCTTCCTTGATTGTTTGGAACAAATATAACTTTTGTGTCTTTTTGACCATTTTCCCATTGAAAACTACCCTTTATAACTCCTAATGTATTTTTTAAATCTTCATTAAAATCTATCTGTTGATATATTTTTGTAAGATTAAATAAAGATGATTTAGATTCATCTCTAAAAGCATGCTTAGTAGTTCTTGGGAATTGTCTATAAAATTCATTTAACCCATCTTGATCTTCTTTTAATCCTTCTACCTCATTCTCCCAGTATTTAACAACTCCGAGTTTAATTGGTACTCCATGAGGTCCATGCACTTTTCTTTGTGGAGTGTCGAATACAGGCATCCCGTAAGAATCAATGTATCCTTCGTAATTCCATTCCATAGGAATGAACAAAGAATATAGTCCTGAGCGAGTCTGTCCATTGCTGTTTCTTTTCGTAACATCTGAATCATCATATAGTTTTTTAAAATTTCTACCTCCTTTATCTAATGCGTTAGATGTTGATCCCATCATGCACTTACCAATAATCCTACTACCAAGTCTTAGAGTGGTTTTTGTAACCCTCCAGTTATTTAAAATATTGTTTGGTCTTTCCCATTTACCAGATTCATCATGTACTAATAGTTTTAGTTTTTCACCATCATAACTATTATCTCCTGTGTTTTTCCAGTCAATTGTTGTATCAAGACCTTGTAGTTCTAAATCTTCACTTCCTGATTCTATACTTTTTCTAGTAAATTTAGAAGCTGGCACTCTATATGCTAATTCTGTTTTAGGTCGATCCATACCATCTTGAATCGGTTTAAAAAAGAAAGGATAATTAACTGATATTGGAACTACTTTGTCAGTAAACATTTTTTTAGCATCAGGACCTGTTTTAGATAGTATTCCATACCTTGAATCACTAGATATTGTAGCTAAGTTTACAACTTCTCCTGAAGCCATAAAAGAAAATCCAGAACGTCTGTTTTTAAGATAACACATTCCATATGCTCTTATATCAGCTTTACAAGCTTCCCAAAATATAAAGAATAATCTATTTGCTTCTCTATAATCAGGTGCTCCAACATCAATCTTAGACCATTGCAAATACATGTAATGAGTACCTGTGATATAAGTAGCTTTTCCTTTATTATAAAACCAAAAACCTTCTTCCCGTCTTTTAAATTCTTCATCAATATATTCAAACCACTTTTCTTTAAAGTCTTGAGGATATTGTTTCCAATCAAAAACTGTTTTAATTTTACTTAAAGTTTTAGGATACTCAGTCTTATTCCATTTATCATTTTCAAATTTATGAACCTTTTCTTTTTTAGGTAAAGCTATTTTTAAATTTTGAATTTCATACACCTCACCTATTTCACCTGTTTTAGATATAACTACTACGTCGTGATCTTCATTATATCCATACTCCCACTTCTTAAATTTATTTTGTTTTTTAAGAGTTTTAGGTTTAATATAATCAGGTAATACTTTATATAAAGTTTGCTCGTACATTACTTAGATCTCCCTTCTGCAAAACCTTTAAAAGTAGTTTCTTTCTTCACTTCTTTAGGTTTATTTTCTAACATATCTTGCTCTTCTTGTATTCTATTCAAAATCTCAAAAGCATCAAATATTGCTAATTTTTTAGTAGCTGCAGCATTCTTTAATCTATCTGCGGAAATATCTGGTCCAAAATCTATAATAGGTTCTTTAGCAACTTTAATTAATTCTTTAACTGCTACTCGCCCAGCTTGGATTATATTCTTTTTCGTTTCCTTTACGCTCATACTTTATAACAATATCATTTGATTTCATACAATATAAACGCTCTCCTTCTACTAAAAACTCCCATTCTCCATTCGGAGTATAACCTACTAGGTCTTCTGGGTTAATATTAAGTGCGTTTAATGAGTTATTACCATATTTTAATATGCCAATTAACTTTTTCTCTTTATCTAACGTTAGATCATCAGTATCTTTAATAGGTTTTATAAAACATCTATCGCCAAAACTATGCCAACCTTCTTTATTTTTATATAAATATACCTGATCAATAGCGCAAAAATACAAATCATCTTTAAAGTAAGATCTACTTTTCTTCTTTTCACCTTTCATATCATAAAAGGTTCTAAAAACATTTTGATGAATTACTACAATATCTCCTACTTTTACTTTAGTATTAAAAGCTAGAGGAGTTTGTTTTACTATTGCTAATCTATTTACAAACTTCCAGTTTTCAATTTTAGTATTAACAACAATATCTTTGTTTCCAATCTTTACCGTGTTACTATATTTATCACCTAAAGGTTGTATAATAAAATCATATAAACTTTTCATTAGTATTCTAAATCATACTCAACAGATATTGCCATGTTAGAATTAAATTTCTTCCAAGGCAATACCTCATTGTTTTTCTTTATATAAATATTATAAGAATTATCGGATTCTTCATATATGATATAAGCTATATCATGCCCACCATAGACTTGTTGTCCAATTGCATAATGCATGGCGTCATTTTTATAATCAGATCCAATACTGATTTTTCTAATATTACTTGTCACCTTCTTTTTCTTCTTCTATTTTAGAATAAGTACCATCAGATAGATTAATATTTACCTTTCCGTATTGTTCTTCTAATTCTTGTTTAGTTTCTTCAACAACTTTAGATATATCATTTATTTTTTGATGTATATTATGTTTTTGAACATCTAATACGCCTAATGATCTTAACAACTCGCTAAGTTCAGCTTGTTGTTTGTTTACTTTTTCTAATTGCTCTTCAGTAATTTTTTTAATTTCTTCACTCATGATTTTAATTTAATTTAATTTGTTATTATTCTTATTTATATAGTCACCTATATATCAGGTATTTACATACTTGATTCTCTACCAGCTACTAAAAGCGTAGCACTAGTATTTGTACTTAATACATAGTCAACGTAAACAGGTACAATATCTCCTGCATCTAATCCAGAAAACTCAACTCCATCTCCTACAACAGGTAGCAAACTTCTTACCTCATCTACTGTTAAAGTAGCATTACCACCACCACCAGAAACTGTTATTGTGTCTCCTACTTTGTATCCAGCACCAGCACTATTACCTATAGCAACCGCTGTTACTGCTCCAGCACCTACAGTTGTGTTTACTGTTAAACCTGAACCACTTCCGCTTGTTGTTGTAGCTACGTTGTTTCCTCCAGTATAACCAGTACCTCCAGCAGAAACTGTTAAACCTATTACTGTGTCTTGTGCGCCTACTGTTCCCGCAGGAATAACATTAACATCTCCCGCGCCTCCAACATAAATTAAAGAACCTGCTAAGTAAGTACCTAGAGTTCCAGTTTGATTCATAAATTCCCATGCTGGAAGAGTATTTATTGTATCGCTTTTTGTTATAGCTATTGCTTTGCTAAAATATCCCATTTTAATTTTTATTTTTGTTTAAATATATTACTTGCTTTTTCTGTTGTGCGTCCGCCAAAATAGGCTAAGACGACTGACATCATTATTTTCTCGAAAGTATCATTCCATAATTCATTTATATGAAATGGTAGCGTCTCTATACTGTCTAAAATTCCTGCCATTGAAAATATAACAATACACCATACTAATACTAGTGGACGTACATTTTTACTTAGCCATGAATCAGACATAGAATCCGCTTTCCATCTTGATGTGATAGCTTCAATTTCTTTTGTTTGTTGTTCGTATATTATCTGTTGTAATTTTACTTTATCCTCTGCAGGAGCATCGGATTTAGTAATGGCTTCGATAGCCTCTTTTGGTGAAGTTACGCCTTGTAATACATTTCCTAAAGTAGGATTTATTACAGAAGCTGCTCCAAACAATAACTGCCCAACGGTTGTGTCTTTAAATTTCTTTTTACTCATTTTACTTTTTTATATGCTTCATGCTCCCATGGTAAAGCAGAATCACCTTCATTCATTTTGCTTCTTGGATATACTTTTCCTTTCCAATATACATTTTCATCATCATAATCTAAATCACCTCTTTGCATTTGATCTATATGAACTTCTTCATGAGCTATTACTTTTTCTGCTTGCTCAGGATCTACATCTTTATTTATAATAATAGTTCCATTATTATTAGCTTTACCCATTACGCCTTCTTCCATAGGTACATGATATACCGGAGTTTTTTTAACATACGGAGGATTGTTTAGTTTAAAAGCCATAATTATTTTCTTGAAGGAAACATTTTGTTTAAAGCATCCCTACGACCTGAACAGCCGCAGGGAATGTTTAAACCTTTTGATACATTATCAACTAACTTTTTGATACCTGAAGCTTTTGTAAACTTCTCTATGTTGTCACCTAAGCCTCTAGATTTCATAATTTAGTTTATAAAGTGTTATCAGAACTGAATACCGCACTATCCCAGTACATTTGGTCATCAGTACCTCTTACTCCACCACCATCTAATCCTAATTGAGCAGAAGCAGCAACCCCACCTGGGTTTGCAGTCATAGCTTTCATAATTGATTGTGAAGGCATGTTTCCACTTACTGTAATAGCTGTTGGATTTACAGCAGTAGTAGAAGAAGTAGATACACGTAAAGTAAGTATTCTACCACCAATAGTACCAGCAGGAACAGTAGCTCCATCAGCATGACCAGCTTCTAATCCTACATAACCTTTTAATGTTACAATTGCAGTGTAAACTGCACCATTTACAGCATCAGCTACGTTTTCAATATCGTCAATATTAACGAGTACGTCTCTTGCGTAGTTTCCACCAGCAGCTAAACTAGTGCCGTTAGAAATTTTAAATTTTACAAATTTTGCCATTTTGTTTTGTTTTTGTTATTGTTATTGTTATTGTTTGACTCGAGTTTTAAACAGTTCTCGTACTGTTATTTGTGATTAGGTCCACAGTGCTTTATAGGTGATAGTCTTGACATATCACAGCAGTGTTTAGACATCCATGATCCGTCTCTTCCTCCACTAGCATCTTTAGCTACTGGATTATCGTTCATTAGATTGCTTTTTTCTTGTTTGATTGACTCCATTTTTTTTTATGTTTATTAGTTAGTTATTTTTTTCCTTTATGAGAGTGTATACTTTCATCGTGATCTGCTCTTTTATTATGTGGATGATCTTTATCCATAAATTTATTAACATGGTTAATTGGCCCTTTAGCTGAAGCATGCATTTCCATATGTCTTTTATAACCTTTATCGGATTTTTTTTGTAATTGACCATGAGATAATCCTTCTACTTTATTTTTAGCTGGTGATTGATGAGCTTCTCCTTTAGCATGTTGTACTTTGTGATAACCACCTTGAAAATCATTTAATGGAGAATCATGATGTTCTTTATCATACTTCATATCACCTGCTAATTTAGAAATGTGCTTTTCATCAGCAGTCTGCTTTTCATCTTTATCTTTTACATGAAATTTTTGATCGTCTTTAATATCTCTTTTAAGATAATCTATATGTGCAGCGTCATCTCTTTCTGAAGCTTTATAATTACCTTTAGTAACTTTTGTATGAGCGTGATCTTTTGACCATTTTGCGTTACCAGTATATTCGCCCCAGTGTCCTTTGTGTCCCATTTTATTTTCCTTTTAATAATTCTATTTGTTCTTGTAATTTTTTAATTTGTGCGTCTTTTTCAGAGCTAGCACTTACATTAGCAGCATCTTGATGAGCTGTAGCTCTTTTTTGCAACTCCTGTGTTTTACTTATAGTTGGATCTAAAATCCACTTATCCTCACCATCTTTACCCGGCATCATGTATTGTGCTTTATCTTCCCAAGCTTTTACTTTATTATTATATTCTTCTTTTTTTGTCTCTGACATTGTATCAAAATCAGCTGGTTTTTCAGGTTTTGGAGTTCCGTCTGGATGTCTTAATTCACTATCTCCTGTACCAAATCTTTCGTTTCTTCTATCAACTCTACCTTGTAATCTCTTAGCTTTATTAGCGTCACTTTCGTTCATGTAAGAATTTAAAGCTCCTTGAACAGCAGCAACCGCTCCTTGAATACCTGCTACATGAGAAACATATGGCTCACCAGCTGGACTAGCATAACTACCGTTTAATGGAGAGTTTTTTTTTAAAGGACTACGCATTTCTGCTGCAGATCCTTGAGCAGCGTCTTCATCAGCTCTAACTCTAGCATCACCTTCTTCTGTTCTAGATTGGTTGTGAGATGCTTTTGCTGCTGGTAATTGAGATTCTAATTTTGCAATAGCTTCATAATCAATACCACCGCCACTTTCAGAACTTAATCCTTTTTTCTCAGCTTTTCCAGGCTTGTTTCTTAACATATCTATTTTTCTTTGGATCTTTTTATGATTCCCAAGAGGTGACTTAGCCGAAAAGGCTTTTTGAAATGGTGAACTCATTTTATTATTTTTTATATTTATATTTTAACTTTTTGTGTAAGGACCACCTGATTGTGCCATCTTACCTGCTTCTTTAAAAGAATTTATTAAATTTTTATCACTCTCATTTAATTTAAATGAAAATGATTTTTCTTTATTATCCCAACCTCCAAGTTCTGATTTTTTAGGTTTAGAACTTTTTACTGTACCTAAATCTACAGCGTATTTATCATTAACCGAGGCAACCTTATGCCAATCAGCTTCAGAATATAAAGGTTTTTCTCCGTTTTTTAAAGGACTTTTAGAACAAAATGATTTTTGGAATGCTGAACTCATGATTGTTTCTTTTTTTCTTTTTTAGCTTTTTTAATTTGTTTATCAGTGTGAGGAATATCATCATCACCTGAAGGTCTAAGTTTCATTTTAAAGTTGGTATCTTTGCTGCAATAAAACTCATTTTTCTCTCTATTATATTCTGCTAAATTTTCTTCTTTAGTTTTATTAGTTCTATTCATGTAACCAGCTTTAAACTCTTTTCTAGCTTTAGCACAGCTGTTTTGTTGAAATGGTGAATTACTTTTCATGTTTAATTATTTGTATTTTCTAAATCTTCTGTTGCTTGAGCTTGCTCGTTTGTTTGCCAAGCGTCATTAATATTAGGGTTTACTTTTCTTCCTTGATAATATTGTTTTGGAAGTGGTTTACCTGAACCAGCATTTGCTTTTACTTCAGCATCACTATACTTAGACCAAGGTGTTCCTGGTGTAAATGTAGGATTCTCTCCGGGATTATCTTCTACTATACTAGGGGTTTTTATACCACCATTATCTTTTAAAGGACTTTTAGCCATAAAAGGAGTAGAAAAATTAGTAGGAGCTGAATTGTTTTCGTCAAATGGCTTATCAATTTTATCATAAGTTAATTTTGTTCCATCTGAATATACAGGTCGACCAGATAAAACTCCATCTTCAGGATCTACATTAACTCCATACTTAGGACTAAAAAACGGTTTATTATATTTCCAAGCTTCACCCTGTAAACTATCTTTAGTTTTCTGGTCTAAAGCTTCAAACGCTTTTTTATCAGCAGGATCATATTTAAATCTTTGTTTAACATCGTGACCTTCACCTCTACTTTCTTTATTTTTGTGATTTGACATATCTTATTTTTTACAACCAAAGTTATTAGCATAATTAGCCATTTTAACAACTTCTTCACTATAATTATCTTTACTTGACATTACTGCTGAAGCTGCAGAACACGCGTCTTTAAAACCGTTTTTTTTAGCCCAAGCTGTAAACTTGCCTTTATTTTCTTCTTTTATTTCTGGAAATCCTTCTTTAAAAAAAGGACTATTATACTGTGTATACATATTATTTTCCTTTAGCTATTCTAGTTATTGGACCTGCTTTATACATGGTAGGTGCTTTTAATACCTCCATTCCAGTTATACCAGAACTCGAACCCATACCGTGAGCTCTACCTTCTTGATTTAAAGGTCCGTCCCAAACATGAGATTCACCTACTATACCAACTTTAGTTCCTGGTTTTAATCTTTCCATTGAAGGATCGTATTTTTTGTGATGTGACATAATTAGTTATTTATTTATTTACCGTATATTTTTTTTCTTCTTTCTTGAGTAATTTTTAAAAGCCTAGCTTTCTCAGCTGCAATTGAATCTTTTTTAGCTTGAAATTTTTCGTTATGCTCTTTTTTCCATTTAGGCGTTTCATGGGTATGTTGTTGGTCTTTTTTATGCATTAGCGCAGTTTGATTTCCAACTATATCATCTTTACCCATCATGCTTTCATTTACTTCAGTAGGATCTATCATTGTTTGACTTACATCCTCAGCACTATTAACTAAACCAGTTGTTCCAGCAGTTTCACCTTGTGGTGCGGAAGATATAGGTGGTGTTCCACCATCTAATTTAGAGCTAATTTCATTTAATTTAGTCATAATAGCATTTTGACTACCGCCTGTTTTATTTTTTCTTGATCTTAGCATATTAGCGATTCTTGCAATACTATTGTTTCCTCCAATAGTACCTAAACCAAATATATTTAATGGACTTTTTTTCATCTCGTCTTGTCTTTATTTACATTGTGTATGGCTTTAGTCATTACTTTATCAGTATAACTAATACCCTTTATTAACTTGTTTCTTCTTGCGCTAGTTGGTATATCATCTTCTCCCAACATAATTCTATACATTCTCATGATAAGTTGTTTACATTTAAAAGAAACTTTATAGATATTATATTTTTGAGTTGTTCTATTTCTATGTCTCCATACAACTATCCAACCATTTTGAATTAATCTATTCCATCTTCTATTGTCCCAACTATAAGAATAAACACCTTGTTCAAAATCATGTTTACTAAAAAGATCCATGCAATCTAAATAAATTAAAACCTCTAAATCAGCATCGGTTAAATCATTATTTTTGCAAGCCCATTTTCTAATTATCCTATAATGTTTAAGAATATTTAAATCTTTAAGATCGCTAGCATTTATTTTCATAATACTACAACTACATCCTGAGCTTTTATAACATGATAAGTTTGTTTTTCTATTTCTATCTTATGACCAGCGTGTCTATCAAAAAATATTTTTGAACCTTCGTTTACTCCTTTAATTTCTTCACCCACAGATACAACAACAGCTTCTACGTATCTAATATCATCTCTATGAGTTTCTGCAAGAAGTAAACCACCTTTTGTTTTGGTGGTTCCTTCTTTTGTTTTTTGTATGATTAAATTTCTACCTACTGCCTTCATCGATTCTTAAATTATTAATTACACAATCTGTTGACAATATAGTGGTTGCTACACTTGCTGCATTTTTTAATGCACTTTTTGTAACTAACAGTGGATCTATAATTCCAGCTTCAATCATATCTACCATATTTCCTGTAACTACATTAATTCCGTCTCCATTTTTAGCAGGTATAGTAATTGCTTCAATACCCGCATTTTGTAAAATTGTTTTATAAGGTGATATTATAGCTTTACCTAAAACTCTTTCACCTTCATTTTCTTCTTCCATTTTTAAAGCAGCGTTTAATAACGCAACTCCTCCTCCTGGAACAATTCCTTCTTTTATAGCAGCTTTAGTAGCACATATAGCATCTTCTACTCTATCTTGTTTTTCTTTTAATTCTATATCAGAATTAGCGCCTACTTTTACTACAGCTATTTTAGCGGCTAACATAGCTAATCTCTTCTCTAATTTTATAACTTCGTGAGAAGGGTTATCTTGTTTTAATTTTTCTTTTATACTATTTATTACTTCTTCTACCTCTTTTGAAGTTTCTTTTACTTGAATAATAGTTTCAGAGTGTGATGTAACACTCTTTAAGCACGAGCCTAAATATTCTACTTGTATCAAATCCATGTCATCACCTAGATCTTCATTTACAATAGTAGCGCCTGTCAATAAAGATAAATCATCTAGTGTTTGTTTTTTATTAATACCATATGTTGGAGCATCAATAACGTTTATCTTTATATTACCCTTCATTTTATTCATTGCTAGAGCTGATAAAACACCTTGTTCTAAATCGCCTATAATAAGCAAAGGTTTGTTGTTTTTTATTACGTACTCTAGCACTGATTGAATTTGTCTTATTGTTTCAATAGGTGATTCAACCAATAATACTAATGGGTTTTCTAATTCAGCAGTTTTATTCTGCTTGTTGGTTATAAAATGAGAATTTGTTAATCCTTTATCATATTGAACTCCTTCAACAATTTCAACTTCTGTTTTACCTGAAGCTGAAACCTCCATCATAACAACACCTGTGTTGTCTACGGATCTAAAAGCATTAGCAATAATTTCTCCTAATTTTTTATCATTATTTGTTGATATAGTAGCTATTTGATCTATCATGTTTCCTTTAACTGGAACACTAATAGATTCTAAATATTTAACTACTTTTTCAACAGCGCTGTTAATTCCATTTTTAAGTTGTCTGGAATTATTTTTATCAGCAACTTTATAAGCTTCTTGCAAAATAGCGTAAGCTAATAATGTAGCGGTGGTAGTTCCATCACCCGCTTCTTTGACTGTTTTACGAGCTGCTTCTTTTAATAAAGTAGCGCCCATGTTTTCCACTGGATCTCTAAGTATAATTGAATCAGCTACAGTAACACCATCTTTAGTTATAATAGGTTTACCTGTTGAATCTTCTAACATTACACACTTACCGCTAGCTCCTAAAGTGGAGCTAACAGCTTGTGTAAGTTTAGTTATACCTTTAAATACATTTTCCCTAGCTTCGTCTCCGAAGTTAAGGTTTTTTACGATTGCATTAGACATAATTTAATTTAATTTAAATGTTTATTTAAAAGTTTTCACGACCTTAGGACCTTTTAAGAATTCTATTTTTTTAGCATAATGCTCTACTGATCCATCAATAGCGCTCTCTGCTCCTTCAATAGTTTCACGTCTTGTAACGTCGTTCCAAGTATCTTCATTTGGATCTTGGTATTCAGTTTGATAAAAACCGTTAGGTAGTTGGGTTATTCTCCAGTTTTTCTTTTCTGCGAGATGTTTCCAAAGGTTAAGGGTTTCTTCTGAAATTTGTGGTCGACTAGTCCACGATTGAGTCTGGTAATAAAATGTCATTGGTTTTGGTTTTAAGTTAGACATTGGTTTATTGCTCTTCCCGAGCCGGGTGTATTACTATTATCACTGGTTTTAAGTGCAATTTACTATTTAGATGCGTTTGTCTTTTGACCAAGCAGTTCTTTTAGGTTTTTTTGCCCTTTTGTTTTAATTTTTTTAAGCAACCATTCTTCTAAAGACAAGTCTTCTAATTTGTCTTTTTCCGTTAAATTTTTACTTCCTTTTATAAAAGCCATTTTGTTAAATTCATCGTGAGCTATATATTTATAATCAACACGTGTTATTTTATCTTCTTCTTTTATTATGTCTTTTATTTGTAATTCGTATTTATTTGCCATATTATTTAATTTTATTGTTAAACTCCTATAATTTTACCTATATCTGCACTTGCAACTGTTATTACAGAACCTATATTACTACTATCAACTCCTATAATATCATTTGAATATCCCGCAGCTGTAGCTGTAAAGTTAATTCTTGGTACATAACTAAAATTTTGTCTTGCATAAAAATTTCCTGTTGATATAGGAGCTGTATTACTATAATCCGAATACCATACAATGCAAATTTTCAAATAACCTGTACTAAATGCAGCTGTCGCGTTTGAATTTAAACTTATTTGACTTACAGTATTTGTGTCAGGCCAGTATGTCGTAGAACCTCCACCATACAAAGTGCTGAAATCTAGACTATCCCAATCACCAGCTACTAAATCTGAATTAGCATTTCCTTGCGCTGTTGATTTTATAATAGCATATGGAAAATTTGAACTGGTTAGATTGCTAGGATCAATTTCTAACTCTAAATTAGTAATATTATAACCCGTTTGATAACTTGTTACGTCAAATGCAAAATAAGCACGATAAAGACCCCATTCACTTCCTTTACCTCCAGTTAAATAAGTTATACTTGCGGTTATACCAGTATTTTGAGTGGGCTGATTTGAAATAGTACTAGTAGCTGTAGTAGCATTTCTTACCGCGCTCCATGAGCTTGTTGAATCTGAACGTAAAGTTCCATATTTCCCAGCGTTTATTGTTGCCATAACTTAATCAATTTTCACCCATGTATTATCTGGGCAGAAATATATATGATTAGAATCTAGTGCGTATCCTAATACTCTTACGTAATCTCCAGATCCACTTGGAGCTGTATTTGTCATTGCCATAGAAGTTGTTGATAAATAAATAGGTTCACCAACTGTTAATCCATGAGATGCTTTATGATAAATACCATTTAATAACATACCATCAACATCTGCATCAGTTCCCACAGACAGCGCTAACATGTTCTCAGTTGACGATGAGTCTGCATCTGCTCCGTACCAGTATAAATTACCCATTGAATTACCTGCATAATAAATGTTTCCTGCTACTAACGCAGACATGTGTGATCCAATTTTTATTATAGTACCCGAACTTTGTGTGGAAGAAACTGAAGTATCTAATACTATATTAGAATCACCGTTTAAGTCTATATTTCCTGTTACAACAATACCATTAGTATCAGTTCTAAGTTTTTCAGTACCACTTGTAGTTAAATATGTTTTTCCAGTATCAGCATCACTATAAACTCCAAACCAATCTTCTTCCATTGATTTAAAACCAGTTTGAGCTCCAACTCTTGCAATAGCTATATTAGCAGTATTAAATTGAGTGCTATCACCAATAACAAAATTAGTTACATTTGTTATTTCCATGAAAGCAGTTGTGTTATTAGAGTATATCTCTATATCACCATCAGTTCCATATATAGATTTAAGGTTATCGTTCCTTGACGTATTACTAGTAAACTGAGCGCCTGCTATACTTGACGATGCTGAAGTTGTAAGTCCTCCTGTAATTTCAATACCTGTACTTGTTGTTGAGAATTTTTCTGAACCATTGTAATAAAGTCTTACACGAGTACTATCAGCAATCATTTTTAAAGTATTACCTGCGTAAATTCTAAAATCATCACTGCCATTAAATCCAAAGTAAGTATTAGCATCACCTACATGATAAATATAATTAGGTATATATAATTCATTATTAAATGTAGCCGTACCTCCAGAGGACATATCTAAAGTAAGAGCAGTTATACTACTTCCAGCATCATTTCCCCAAAATAATATATCTTTGTCTTGTATTGATGAGTAAATATTGAGGTTACTACTTGAGTTATTGAATCTACCGAATTCAGTACCAGTATCACGTAATCTAATATCATCTCCAGCTGCATCTAATATTATATCACTTCCTGAATCTAATACTATATCATCATTAGCGTCTATTGTCAAAAGACCATTGCCACTTTCTACAAATGTTACTTTATTACTGCCGTCTGCAGTTATAGATAAAGCTCCACCTTGAATATTCACGTCACCACTAGCTACGTCGATTCTATTTGAAAAAGTTGCGTTTTGAGAAGTATCTAAAGTTAACGCTGTTGTAGCGCCATTTGTTTGAAGCTCCATTGCCTTACCGCTTAGAGCTCTAATCATAATCTTGCCAGTGTCAAAAGTTAAAGTACCATAATCTCTTGCTGCTCCCCAATCTAACGTACCATCAGCTTCCATACTAATTCTTGGTGTTTGTATAACTCCTGAATTATTTGTAGTTACAATATCACCTGCAAAAGTTGCATCTTGAGATGAATCTATTGTAAGAGCAGTAGTACCCGCTGTATTAACAATATAAGTATCTGCTCCACTAAATCCAAAAAGAGTATTTGGATCTCCAACATGTGCAATGTATTCTGGTACATAAACCCTACCTGCAAATTCAGCAGCATTAGAATCTGAAGCGTCAAAGGTTAAAGCAGCAGTAGAATTTGTATCAATAACAAAATCGTGATTTGACCAAGTTCCAATATGAGCATTTGAATCTTGTGCAAACGCTTTTAGAGTTGTTGTCTGTGATGTATCTGTTATAGTTAAAGTTGGACTACCAGCAGAACTCATAGTAACATTTCCTGCAAATGTACTAGTAGCTGAAGCATTACCAACTGCTATTCCAGTATTAAAATGTGCCCAACCAGCGTCTGACATATCTAGTCTAAGAGCAGTTATACCTGAACCACCATCATTACCTCTAAGTACTATATCTTTGTCTTGTTGTTGCGAAAAAATATTAAGATTATTTGAGTCGCTGGCAAATTTACCAAATACAGTGCCACCGTCTGATAATAATATGTCAGACCCATCAGCATCTAAAGTTATATCACCACCAACGTCTATAGTAAAATTACTAGGACTTACAAGTTGATTTCCTGATATTGTTAAATAACCAGGTATAGCTAAGTTTGAACCATCAAAAGTAAAACCAGATGTACTTGTTACTGATCCAGTTCCGTTCCAATAAGTTACTCTACTCGATACTCCTGATCCACTTATATTACCTACAGCAGTATTATCTATTTTTTGCCAAGCATCTGTAGCTTGATCTGAGAATACCGCCCAGTCACCTACAGCCCAATCTGTAATACCATCTAAATTTGTAGAACCTGCAACTGAGACAATATAGTAATAACCTGGGGTTCCAGATCCACTACTTAATGATGGTGAA